GCCACGCTATAAGATGTGCTAGTTATAAAATGTTCGATAGATATGCAGAAGAGAAGGGACTCCCAGACCAAAATGTATTTAATTGCCCTGTTACAATCATTGACCCAAGCTATGAAGATGACGATAACCGGCTTATTACAACGCTATTCGACCCTCAAGAGGGGGCAGAATATCTCACATGGAAGAGGAAAAAATATGCCAGTAATAAAACAACAAATTGAAACTCTAATACAGAGGGTTTTAGAAAAAGCTAAGTTGAGTAGCGAGCAAGCCGTTGAGCTGCTACTCCACACTGGTGCTGTCGAGAGCAATTACGGTGCTATAAAACAACACCCAAAGGGGCCAGCTACTTCATTTTGGCAGGTTGAGCCTTTTACGGCTTGTGATATTTGGAAAAATTACTTAGTTTACAGGACATCGCTTAGGACGAAAATCGTTAAAGCAAGCAATCTTCCTGAAAAATATATGGATGAGCTTCCGTCGATTGAAGACTGCGAAGAATTACTGCATACTAACTTGGCATTTGCAATATTAATGGCTAGATTGGTTTATCGAAGGATACCAAAGGCACTCCCAAATGTGGGCGACTTAAATGCTCAAGCTAAGTATTGGTTAAAATATTATAACGCAGGAGGGAAGGGGTCGGAGTCTAAGTTTTTGTACGCTAATATGTAGTTATATATATCTATTTTATATTTTACTTGCTTTATATATCTAAATCGCCTTATACTCCACCATACACCTTTAAACAATGGGAGCATAATGCAAGAATTCTTAACACCAAAACAAGTATCTACCTTTCTTCAAGTTACGGAGGACACTGTTAGAAAATGGGCGCGACAGGGGAAAATAGAGGGAGTTGTAAAATTCGGTCATAAGACCGTGAGGATTCCTAGAGAATCTATTACAAAATTCCTCGAAAAGCACTCACACAGCCCACACAAGTGAGACCCCAAGCTGTAGCGACCCCCTATATATTATTAATCATTCTTGAACGCTAAGTGAAAGAATGATTAATAATAATAAAAGGGAGAATAAATGTGGCAAAAAGCAAATCGTATTTCAAAAAATATGGCATTCGCACTGCGCCTAGGCCTCGTAAGGGGTTTAAGTTCCTCGGCTCTTGCCCTGTTGGTACTCTATTCACAGTACCTAGCATTAGCTTGGAGGGGATATTATTATCGCCTAGCGTTGGCAGTTGTCAAGTCCTTCTTAAAAATCGTCCAAAGATTACAAAAATGGGAGAAATTATCGGTCACGAAGACAAACGAACCACAATCGCATCGGAGACTCAAGTAATTGTTAATGGACAAGCTAACAATTCACACCTCGGACGAAAACGAAAGGCGAAGAGTAATAGAAAAGATAGTATCTCTGCTAGAAAGGATGACCGTCTCTTACGAATGGCAAGGAAAGAAAAAACCAAGCGAAGAAGAAAGCGGAAAGTGTCAAAACTGCGGTAAACCATCGGGGATAATGAATCCGTATTGTGAGGAGTGTCTTAGATTAAATATAGGAGAAGTTTATTATGGAGATTAATAGCCAAGAATTGGAAGAATTTGAGGGCATTGAATTATCGGAAGACAATTCTGTCCGAGCAGACAGAATGCTTTGGAAAATTAGAAAGCTAGAAGAAGATATTTACTCCTACGAGGAGAAAAAATCAGAGACCAACGAGTTCTATGACCTGTTGATTGGTAAAAAGCAAGAACAAATCGACCACAGGAAGGCTCTTTTAAAAACGCACTTAGAAGGCACAGGGGAAAAGACCGCAAAATTTTCTAGCGGTGTTTTGAGAATGCGTAAAAGAGAGCGCATTAATTGGTCTAGCGACGATGAATTGTTACAGTTCAGTTACGCTAATAAAATTGATACAAAGATTACGGAAAAGCCTGTAAAGAAAAGCATTATAAAATATGCTAAAGAGACCGGAGATTTCCCAAGTGGGGTAACCGTCGAGTCTATTGAGGACTTTAGCTACACAACACACAAAGTAACAACGGAGGATTAAATGCCTGTAAAAATATATGGAAGAGAGTATAAAACCGTCGCTGAGAGACTTGACGAACTCTGTAAATCCGGAAAAGAATATTCATTAAACACGGAGATAATTAGTTGGGAGAACGGTATCATCATTATGAAAGCCACCCTTCAAATTGGTGAGAACACCTACACTGGGCATGCTTATGAGGTCGAGGGTTCTAGTCAGATTAATACGACTAGCGCCCTAGAAAACGCAGAGACTAGTTGTATCGGTAGAAGTTTAGCAAGTGCCGGAATGGGTGGAAGCGAGTTTGCTTCAGCAGATGAGCTAGCAAACGCGTTAGGACAGCAACACCATTCTAGCGCCAACGCAATAACTTCTGGCAACACCACATTTACTGGGTCAACTAAAGTCAGGTGGAGTGAAGAGAGTAGAACATCTAAAATAGCCTTTGGTAAGTACAAAGGAATGCGTTGGTCGGAGCTTTCGTTTAACTACGTTGAGTGGGTAGCAACCAAATCTAGCTTGGGCGACGAGTTTAAGGACTTCGCATCAGCAGAGCTTGAGCATAGAAACGAGGCTCTTGAAGGTATGAAAGCTGAAACGGTAGTAGGGAAGGTTATTGGGGTGGACGACCCTGTTGCTTACAATGAAGCAGTCGAAAAAAACAGACAAGACATGGTCGACAAAGCTAAGGCAAGAAACCGGACTGACGATGCTATGGAACAAGTTGACGGACTGATTGGAGACCTCAAGAAAGCCGGGAAACCCACCAAAGCTAAAAAGGTCTCAAAGAAGAACAAATATACAAAAGACTATGCTGAGAAGGTGGTCGCAAAGCTAGAAAAGAAGAGCGAAGAAAAGGTCAAGAAGACTAAAGCCCCAACACCCGAACCTGAGCAATTAAGTTGGGATGAGATAAAGGAAGAGTCGGCAAAAACATTAGATGGTTAGGCATTACATTAAACACAAGGGCGGAGACCCCCGGAATCATTCGTGGGTAGAAGTCGGGGAGGAACAATTCCGTCAGGCAAAAGACAAGGAGTTTTTCAAAAAGGAACTAGCTATAGAGCTAGGCGAAGACCCAACAAGGAGGCAGTCGTATGATGGAAAAAGCAATATTCATAAAAAGCGGTAGGGCGGTTGGTACTGTAAAGGGGGATGTTTTTTATAAAAAAATGAGCAGTAAAAAACACTTCCTAAGGAAACCACCTGCAATATCTTTTGATGAGGGGTCTCTCAAAAAAGCCTTTGACTATGGGGCAAAGAAGATAGTAATTCACGACAAGGACACAGGGAAGAATTATCTCGCCAATTTTGAGACGGTTTATGAAAAAGGATTTGAGGTTAATAGGGGTTTTGGTAGGCAGATTGCCTTGCCACTAGCCTTTTGGAACGTAGAGGAAGATGCGCAAGAAACACTTGCGCTTTAATAACAACAACACGAAAGGAGAAGTCTATGGCTTTTCTAACTGATGCTAGCAAACTAAAATTTGCTAAAAGAGGTCGGAGTAAATATGGTTGGCTGAAGGAATTAGAGATTGGACAGGCTAAGGTATTTAAGTCCAACACTAAAAAGAGAGAAATGAGCCTTCGTCATGCAGTCTACACCTTCAATAATAGAGGTGGGAATAGACTGAGTGTTCGGAAACTCTCTAATGGCAACCTAGCCGTTATCCGTAAATCGTAGAGATTAGCCTTGCACCCATCTAAAGCAAAGGGGAATAGGCTTGAGCGACAAGTCGTGCAGACCCTTCGAGAGTTAGGTCTGCACGCTACTCGTTGTTGGGGTAGCGACGGAAGGAGCATGGGACTGCCGGAAGAGGTAGATGTCGTGTTAGATTCCAACGACCTACGCATAACGCTACAAGTCAAGTCTAGAAAAAAGTTAGGAAAATTGGTCAAGCCCAACACCGAGGTCGTTGACTGTCAAGTAATAAAAGAAGACAGGGGAAATATATTCTTTGTCATGGAAATTAACAAATTCGTGGAGATACTAAAGCATGAACATTGAAAAGTATGATACAACAATCTTGCAATCGAAGACTTGCGCTAACATCGTAGTTAGCATAAAGTCTTTGTTGAGAATTGTAGGTAAAAGCGACATTAAACACACTGTAAACGACAAGAAGGTCTTAAAAGTATCAAGAAATATCGTAAGAAAACAAAGACAGGCTAGCAATAGGATGAAGTCAATTCACGAAAAACACCGCAAGGCTCAACTGAAGAAAGATGAGAACAAGCGACTAAAGGAAAATGACGCGATTCCCAAAAGTTAGCATTGGGGACAAGATTTCCTGTGTCTTAGGCATTGATAAGGGCGGTTGGGAAACTAACGGACACGGTGTCGTTGTGGGTATCTCAGATGATGGAGATACGGTGTTTGCAAGGGTGAACAACAAGTATGTTTCTATAAAAAGAGGGGAAGTAACGGTAATAAAGGAGGAGAGGGATGAGTAAAGCACCGGCATTTCAATTTTATGCGGGGGATTTTCTAAGCGACCTAAAGGTTGCAAGCATGAATATGGAAGAGAGGGGGATTTACATAACATTATTAGCTTATTCGTGGCTAGAAAACGGGCTACCTGCTGACCCTGAAAAGCTAGCACGTCTCTGTGGAAATCCGGAGAGCTGGGAGTCTAGCTGGCTGACGGTTAGCGAGTGTTTTTTTCTAGCAGATGACGGAAAGCTGTATAACCCTAAAATGGAAGAGATTAGGGGAGAGCTAGAGTCCTACAGGAATAAAATGAGAAAAGCGGGTAAGCTAGGAGCAGAAATACGTTGGAATAATAGCGAGGCTAAGGCCAAGTTAAAGCAAAGCTATAGCTCTTCTACTTCTACTTCAACTTCTACTTCAACTTCTACTAAGAAGAAGGACGACCCCACACCCTACAAGGGAATAGTTGATAGATTTAATGATACTTGTGGAGATTATTTGCCTAAAGTTACGAAGGTTACGGAGTCGAGAAAGCGACAGATGAGGAAACTGTGGCGTGATGTTGAAGGTGATTTTTCTGGTTTCTTCGGCAAGGTAGCTAGTTCGGACTTCCTGTGTGGTACAGGAGAAAAGAGCGACTGGAAAGCTAACTTTGATTGGGTAATTAAAGAGTCTAACAGGATAAAAATACTGGAAGGTGTTTACGACAATAAGAAAACCGTTGTTAGGAAGGCAACAAAAAGTTCTGTAATTTGCACTACTTGTGGGCATAAATTTCATTCAAAGGAAGAGCAGTTATCTAGAGTAAAGTGTTCTAAGTGTAACGAATATGGAATCGTCCATCAAAATGAGTATCAATATTTTAAGCAACCTAATTAATAATAAATTCAGAGATAAGTGTCTATTTTAAATCACTATTATGTTGAATCTATCAAATCGAAGGAGACTCACGATTGGTTACTTAATAAGCATTATGCCAAAAGGATTCCACCAATCACCTATGCCTTTGGTATCTTTGATAGAACAAATTGTTTACAAGGGGTTATAACATTTGGGACTCCTGTTAGCAGTACCTTGAGGAATTTATGGCATAATCAATTTAAATTGATGGAACTAAACAGGCTTGTTGTAAATGAAGGGTTAGAAAAGAATGTATTAAGTTTTTTTCTATCCACTAGCCTAAAGCGGTTACCAAATCCGCTTGTATTAGTGAGCTATGCGGATTCATCTCAAAATCACCACGGCTACATTTACCAAGCAACAAATTGGATTTATACAGGATTAAGCATCCCATTTAAAGACGTTGCAGTAATGGGGATGGAAAATATGCACCATTCAACCATTGAAGACTTAGCGAGAGGTAGGGAGAATAAAATGGAATTATTGAAAAAAATGTTTGGGGATAGGCTGTATCGTATTGATAGACCACGGAAGCATAGATACTTCTATTTATTGGGAAGTAAGAAAGAAAAACGGGAGATGAATTCAATGTTTCCATATAAAAAAATGCCCTACCCAAAGGGAGATAATAAAAGGTATGATTCAAGTTATGTACCACTTAATCAAGAAAAATTATTTAACATTTGAAGAACTCGGGCGTGATTATTGAAAAAGTTAGTCTTTGTTGGCAAGGAATAACAACTACTCAAAGGTATGTGGTAGCTTGTTATTTTTACATAGGTTAGATGGTTTTCATGCCCGACAAATTTTTGCAGGGAAAGTCGGAGTAGGGACAACATGACCAAGCTAAAAGCTAGCATCACGACGGCGCAGCCCAAGTTAGCACCGAACACGCGGGAGCAAAACACGCGGGAGCAAAAAAAGGCCAAACTTCAGAAGATTGTTGACTCTAGTTTAATGAAACATGGGATAGATAGCCCAAGATTAGCAATCGAAGTAGCGAAAGAAATAGGAATAGAGTTAATAATTAGGTAATTTTCAATGACTTCTCTTTCGTGTTTTGGAAGTTATTTACTACCCCTCATAGTGTGGTTGTGATACAAAAAAGGGCGACCCAGTTTTACTGTGGTCGCCCTTTCTCCCCTTACGGAAGTGGTTCTTCTAGCTTGTGCTAAGCGGTGAACATCAAGCCTCTCCGCCACCCTCTCCTGCATCAGCTTGTAATTCCGCCAACGCTTTTGCTATCTGCGGTATTGTTCCTAGTCTAAAAGCTACGCCCTTCTTGGTTGGCACTAGGTCTCCGGTTGTTTTGTCGGTAGTCCAAAGCCTTATCTGTCCGAAGGTGTTGCCGTTAACAACGTCTTTAGTTACTTTTAATACAGACTTCGTGCCTGTCTTTATTTCTGCATAAGTCATTATTATGACTCCTTTCTTTCTTTTTTTAAGTCCAAACTGCCTTATCAGACAGTATTATAGCATTCCCAACAATAACATCTATATATCCACCGCCAACCCCATCTGTGTTGGTTAATATCCAATGCTGAGTTGCCCTTTTGTTGACCTTCCAATGCTCCCTATCCATTAACTTGCCTTCCTCGTCTATAAGGATTTGGCTACCGCCTTCACATTGGATTAGTTCAACTGTACGACATCCAATTATGTCGTAGGCTTCTGTTAGGGTCGGGGGTTTATCTGAAATATAGGTCGTGCTAGCCTGTTCTTCTATCTTCGCTATTACTAAGTTATCATAGTCTAATAGAAAAGGCTTTTGTTCGTCAAACTCTTCCTCAGCATCTTCCTCTGATTCAGCATCTATATAGAAGAGCATCGGTTCAATAGTAATGATAAATGTCTTTTTTTCAGTCATTTTATTCTCCTTTAATGAATCGGGGGAGCAGGGAAATACAAAAACCCACTCCCCCTCGGTGTACGGTGGAAACCAAACCCGCCTAAAAAGGCGAGGAAACAAAAAACCACCGCACTAAATTATTTTATTATTATTTTATTAGGGTGGCTCCAGAAGTATATACTAGCAGTAGAGTCGAATCTTTAATCGTTACTCTCTAGCCACCCTAATATTATTTTATTAGATTTTCTTCCAAGATTTCACACTCCCCCTTCAGTTCTAAAATAGTCTTATCAATCAAGGAACATATATCATCAAGTTCTTGTGGTTGTGATACAAAATTTGTTGACATATCACCAACTAACTTACGAACAGTAGCCAAGGCGGAGACGGTGGAAACTAGCATATTCTTAGTAGCGTCAGACATCTTAGCAATCCTTTTCATGTCTGAATTAATGCGCTCAAGTTCTCTAACAAGGTCTTTTGGTGCTTTGGTACTCATGATTCGGGCATCTCCGATGGGTAGTCAATCTCGCTTGAATCGGCTTCGTTTCTCATAACACTCTTCCTCATTTCAACCACCATGCTATCCATAACCTTTTCGGCTTCGTAGGTTCTATCCACAATCCTTACAATGCTACCTTCCCTTCCGTCTTCTTCTTTGTGCTGAGAAATAATTATGCTATGTTCGTCGTCTAGCAACCCACATTGTTCTGCCATGCCATCAACATTAAACTGCCAATAGATTCCACCAACGAACCCTCTAGCGCCACCATGAGTACTCATCAAGAATTTCTTGAAATTAATTGCAAAGAATGAGAACGCCCTCACCCTTTGGTCAAAACCGCTCACTTGCCTTATGGAGTCTAGAAATAGCTCTGTTACCAACGATAACATATCAGAAACCTCGTTTCCTACTGAGCCATTACTCTCAAACAGAGCCTTCATTTCGCTTTTGTTTTTTTCTGTCATTTTGTTTCCTTAATTAATAGGTTTTTAATATTTATATCTATACTTCGTATAGAGATATAAATATATAAAATCCTATTGATGTTGCTTTTCCTTCTTGCCCTCAATCTTTTCCACCAACATATTCATAGCTTTGTGTACCCTCTCCAACTCCTCCCCGATTTTATCCCAATCTTTTTTTGTTAAACCCGCCCTCACAGATGAATCTTCCAATATAGCTAAGGCCGACCTCATTTCGTTGGCTATTATTTTTAATTCGGTTTCTAGTTTCATTTTATTATCTCTTTCTTTTTCATAGGCCCATTCTAGGACATCACCATAGACATCTTCTTCCTTCTCGTAGAAGACTTTTGGGTCGAGACCGTCTCGAATCACCTCACTGACGGCAACATCCGACAAATTGTAGCACCATTCACAATCTAGCACCTTCCCTTGCAACCCGCAAGAGTCAATAAATCTGTAGTCTTTACGAGAAACATCGTGTTTTCTACAAATTTCACATTTTTTATTAGTATCTGTCATGTTCTTCCTCCAATTCTAGGACATCACCATAGACATCTTTAAATGTTGCTGAAAACCTAGAGCCATCCTCATTCTTGTCGAATAATGCTTGCATAAGCCAAACAATTTCTCCGATAGGGTCGTCGCA